CAACCAAGTCTTCCGCAAATGCCATTACAAAAGCCCCTCCGCTGCCAGGCTTATCCGGAGCACTGTCTCGAATTCACCTTGTATCGCCGCGCGGTTGTCGTTTAGAGCGGGTCGCAGGTATGGTTTGCCGGACGGGTGTGAATCCGGCCCCGTGCGTCTTTGCCTGCGGACCCGAATTCCACAATCCGAGCATAATCCACGTTAGTGCCCACGGCTACTTCCCCGGCCATGGGTTGCTGCTCTAATACTTCCATATGGATTGACCGCTCCAGGTTGCCAGTAACATACGGGCATTTGATCTTGGCATCGTTCTGCACTATCAGCCCCCCGGATTTGAGAGCAGTAACAATCACTCGCCCGCTTACAGCGCCACCAGCCGCTTTAAGCGCGGCGTGAAAGCTGGCGATATCCATGTCAATCGTGACAGGACCTTCGCTCATTCTACCACCTCTACTCGAAGTCTGGTTGACGCGGCATTGCCATCGTGCTCCACAGCCAAGATATTGTAGTAGACGCCATCAACCAAGATTCGCATTTCTACGGTGATCGTTGGCTCGTAGCTTCGCACTGCAATCATGTGGGAGCCTATAGCCACGGTCTGGTCAGGGCGTCGATCCTCTTTGCCGCTGACCGGCGATACTCTGCACCATATGGTCAGGAAGTCGGCCCATGTGGGCAACGGCTCTCCGTAGGAATCTAGCGCCATCGTGGCATCCTGAACAGTACCCACCGACGGGTAGAAGTTGTATAGGTTCTCCAGCATCCTCGGGTGAATCAAAGTCACCGGAGGGCCTCCTTCCAGATCCGCTCGCGCGCGCTGAAATCATCGACAACCCACTCTGCGATGTCGAAGGATCCGCCGGCGTCGGCCGCATCGTCGTACTCTGCGGACGTGCGGAGTTTGGCCGCCCTGGCCAGCAGTGCTGCGGAGACAGCCGGCCCGTTGGTCGTCAGGTCTAGCACCCTGATAGCCTTCTGGACATACGCCTCAGAAGATGCCAGCGTTTCCAGGCAGCCAGCAGTCCCACGCTTGACGTTGTTACCCTCCATCGTGAGCATAGCCGTGATCTCCTCGTCTGAGAAGAACGCGTCCGCCTCTACCCGGTCTGGGATTAGCAGTCTGACCAGCCCCACGCTCGTAGCCACGTCGTAAGTATACGCCATCAGCTCCTCCAGGCGTTATTCTGGCATCCCTGGCCAGCCAACGAAGCACCGGCCAGGGTTCTTCGCACATCCTCACGCATGACTATGATTGCGCTGCCACTTGTGAGTACGTGTATCGCGGGTCAAGTGGAGTCCCGCCGAAGATATGCCGAACTCGATAGAAAATGTTGTCGGTAGCGAAGTCTCCAGTGAATGCGTTGATCGCTGCGATGCCACCGAGTGCCACTTTGTCGCTGGCTTTCATGCAGATTTCGGGCTGTTCGTAGCCGGACAGGAAGTTCATCTCGATTGCCGCACCCTCTGCAGGAGCTCCAAACACGTACCAGGTCCAGTTGCCACCGACCAGGTCACGAATCGGCAAGTACGGATCCACGTGAAGCTGGATGCCGTACTGAGCGACCACGTTTGCTGTTGGCAACGGAATAGCGGCGGCGGCCGTGGCCGCGTAGGTCTTCAGAGCGCTAGTCAAGATCGACCGCGCGATGAACTCCAGGGCAGGCGGGACAACCAGGTGTACGCCGCGAACCAAGATAGGCTCACCATTTGGGTCAGTCTGTGCAGACATCAGGGCTAGCGTGGTCTCCAGGTTGGCGATAGTCAGGGGCAAAACCCCCAGGTTGACCACGTTCTGGCCGTCGACATCGGCGATTGGAGCGCCGTACAGCCCCGCGTTGGGAGCGGCCACGCCAGCATACAGACTCGTAACAGCCCTGCTCACTGACCGGCTGGCAGCCACAGCGAACCGCGAGGGCAGATCACTGAAAGCGCCCATCGCGTCGTTGATGACTGCCTCAAAGGAGATATCGAACTGGCGGCCGTACTTCTTCAGCTGGACATTGTACTCACCAGTCCCCGATTCCACGACCAGATACTCTCCCTTCTCCACAACCTCTGGCAAGAGATTGTCCTGGCCGTACACTTTGTGGCGCTCGTGTACGTTGAAGTTGGGCAGATTGCCCACCTTGCAGTAGGCCCTCCACATCTCCGGGATAGCCTTCCATCGCGCTAGCATTTCCCTGTCGATCGCCGTCCCGAACAGTGTCGGGAAATCAGAAGTGGTGATCACCTCCTGAAGTAAATAAGTGCGCCGGTGGGCCGGCATCCTCGCAGTGTTTGCGATAAGATTGATCAGGCTGGCCACCCCTGCGTCGTTCTGTGAATCAGAACCAACAGGGACGTACCCGCCCCAATTCTCCATCACTTGCAGAAATTCAGGCATTTTAGCCTCCTTCGTGGGTTACCAGCTCGACCGAATCAGCTCCAATAGCCTGGCCTAGCTGGTCTAGGGTCATTGCACCCTCCGGGTTGATTACACCTGCCTTGGCTTTGGCTACAGCCTCTGCCGTGGCGATATCCCGTCGGTATTTCTCAAGCTCTGATAGTCCTCCTTCAAGCTGAGCCACAGCGGACTCGATCTCTCTGATCCGCTGTTGGCTCGCCTCGATACCGCGTGAGAGCTGGAGGTATTCATACGCCAGCACAGCGATCTCCTGCTCCAGTCGTGTCTTCCGGGTCAGTCGGTTCTTCTCAAGCATAGACGAGCTCCTTACGGTGCGTTACTGACGCCAAGATAGCGAATGTCGCCATCCACAAGGATCCGAATGGCGCTGGTCAAGCCAGCCACCCAAGCATTGTGAGCCTGGAGCTGGACGGCGCTCAATCCCTGGAACGAGAGCGTGTTCTCAGCCGTCGCCTTGCCAGTAGCCTCACCGTCGTTCACGAACCTGTGAATGGAGTGCTCAGTTGCTGCGGCGTAGTCCGTGGAGGCTCCAGCTGCAAACAACTCAGACATACCGCCAGCGACACTCGCCGCAGCGGCTGCATCCTTGGCTAGGTACGTACCACGGAGACCGACGCCCAGGCCTGTGAGCGCGCCATCGGTATCGAACTCGATCCCGAAGTGACCGCCTGCCACTGTCGTCGGGCAAGTCGCATTGACCACAGCACGTCCGCGGATCGCTTCACCCCAGGAGGCGTCTTCTGTGAGCTCCAGGTTGCAGTAGATGCCGCGGTGGCCACCTGTCCCTTGAGGCTCGTAGCGATATTCCCGGAAGATGTGCCCGTTCTTCGTGCTGACAAATGGCACAGCTCCGGTTCCTACCTGCTCTTCAGCGTCGTCTGGGTCCCAGTGGACCTTGACGGCCACGATATCCGTACCGGCTGCGATGTCGCCCAGCGAGTATCCGAAATGCTGGTGCGTGTGCTTGTTCATGATCTTCGAGATGATGCACGTGGTCTTGTTCAGGTACAGTGCATCTCCGGGAGCAATCGCGCTGGCTCCGTCATCATCTTCCGCCAGGGCACTGAGAAACCAGATACCCTCCGTGTCGATTGAAATGAAATCAGTGGCCGCTGCAGCGCTCAGGAGCGCCACCCCGATGATATCCTCACCGAGTAGGACTGGGTCACCCTTGTCAACGAACCCGTCAGCCGGGTGCGAAGGGTGCGCCAGTAGCGATTCTTCGATGGTTATGTGTCGGCCTTCATACGTGCTGGAAATCTCTGTTCCAGCGGTGCGTCCTGTTGCAAGATACATTGCAGGCATTGTTGATTCCTCCTCTGGTTCTTGTGGACCGACCATCAGATCGGTTCCTTAACGGCCCTGAGCAGCTGCAGTCGCCATCTGCTCGGCCTGCGCTTCTGATTCCCCGCGCTTCAAGTACAAATTCACAAACGCCTCTTTGAGCTGCGCCTTCCCATCGCTCGGGTCAGGGCGGCCCAGGTCGCTCACCTTGCCGCCAGAAACACCGGCAATCTTGGTAAGATACTCCAACTCTGCAGCCACTGTCGCATCGATGCTCTCTTTGAAAGCAGCCTCATCGATCTTGCCATCCTTGACCAGCGGGCGAGCCGCCAGTGTCTTGGTCAGACGCTCACGCGTCAGATCCGGGATGTTGGCTGGGAGCGATGTCAGCACGAATGCCTCCGCCGCTCTGAACAATTCAGCTTCGCGTAGCCGTCCGGCCTCTTCCTGCAGTGTTGCCAGTTCCTCAGCAATCGCCACATTCGCCGCCGTCAGGGTCGTGTTGGTCTCCGTCAAGGTCGTGTTGGCCTCAGTGAGTTTCTTCTCTGTTTCCATGCTCATCTTTACTACCTCCGTATGGGTGCGTGCGGACTCAAAGT